ACTAATATTCCAATAAAATTGGTCTCTGGGAAATTTAGAGTTGAATCTGTATTGTAATACAGAAGCAATTCATCACCGCTATCATCTGGTCTTTCTCCACCGTTAATATTATTTCCTCTGGCACACTTAACTCCAAACTCTTTAACTGTGGTTGTATCTACACCAGTAACAACAATAAATCTTTCGAGTTCTGGACCACCAAACTTAACATATCTAGTATATGCTGTAGAACTACCAGCAACAAGACTAATACCTGTTACAACGCCACTAGAGTTTATGACCGTTGTTGCTTTGGTTCCAGCGCCAGCTCCACCCAAAAATCTAACCGTAGGGGCAGAAACATATCCACTTCCGCCATTTCCAAGAGCAACGCCAGTAATCACCGATCCAGAAACTGTACAAGAAGCAGTTGCTCCAGAACCAGTTTGTTGTCCCTGAGCAAGAATTTGAACAACTGGTGCTTGTGTGGTAGGTAATTTAAATCCACCAGCTGTTCCAATTCCAGTTCCACTACTATAAATTTCTATTCCACTAGATGCCTTTATAACAACATCACCAACTGTTAAATCACTATTTCCACCACTTTCACCCAGTAATTTTTTCGTAACTAGTTTTACATATCCATTTGATGCTTGATCTGATGTTGTAGCATTTGCTACTTCATTCCAAGTAGAAACACCATCAGTTACAAGTCTGTTAAGACTTGATGTAACTCCAGTAGCACCAGTTCCAACAGTAATGGTAACAGAAGAAGCAGCAGATGCTGTTAAAACTGATGATGGAATTTCAAATCTAGTATAAGCACCAGCTCCCCCACCACCAGCTGCTGAAGACCAGAAACTTCTATTTTCACGAACAGTAGCTACAACTCTACCATCAGAGTAGATAGAATTACCACTAGAGACAAGATCAAAATAATTTGTTCTGTAGCTACTCAATCCTCTGGCACCGCCATATCCACCACCGTGACCACCAGCTCCACCACCGCCGCCACCAGGACCACCAGCAGATCCAGCACCATCTCCACCACCTTGAGCGTTTCCAGTTTGAGCGGACGTTCCAACGCCGCCACCGCCACCACCGCCGCCACCTCCAGTACAACCGTAGTTTCCTCCAGCTCCACCAGCACCAGTAAATAATGATTCGTTTACTCCTTGAACACCATCATTAATAGCATTACCAGTTGCATCGTCTCCACAAGCTCCTTCGCCAGCGCCACCGCCGCCACCGCCGCCTCCAGCGCCTGCAACTAATTGACCAGTAGCAGTAAAGAGAATTGTTGATGCACCACCGCCGCCACCATTTTGTAAGTATCCAGCACCACCAGGACCACCACTTCCAGTTGCATCATAAGTTGATGTGGCAGTTCCCCTACTACTTCTACCACCTTGTCCAGGATAAGCAGTAAAAGATCCACCAATTACACTATTACCATCTGGTCTTACAGATAATCTAAAAAACTTTCCAGGATTTCCTCTGCCAGTTACACAACCACCAGCATTTGTGCTGTATTGTCCAACTCCAGTTGTATATGATCCACCGTAGTTATCGCAGTTAACTCCAGTGGCACCATACATATCAATATATGCAGCTATAACTTTATATTTTGCTGCATCAGCACTTGCCATTTGGAAAGAACCTGTATTTGGATATGCTACAGTTGCAACTTCTCTATCCAATTGAGATGCAACAGCAAGAAATCTTCCTAGACTACCAGAACCATAAAGTCCAGAAGATCCTGGTTGACCTTCCCATGGAGTATTTGTTTGTGTAAATGGTGCTGTTGGAGGTCCAGTATAGATGCCATTCCAGAATTTTCCAGAAGCACCTTGCCCACCAACAGCTTCTGTGGTTTGCTTGCTATTAATGACAGTTATTGCGCTAGCATATGTTCCAGAATAAGTAAGTGCTCCACCGTTTCCTCCAGCACCACCAGACTCCAAATAAGGAGCACTACCAGGAATTACGTTTTCTGGAACTGCACCACCACCTCTACCACCACCAGCAGTAACAACCAAATTAGAACTATTACCTAAAGTTACAACAGTATCTCCACCATTAGCACCAGTTGTTGTCCAAACTCCACCAGATCCGCCTGCACCATATGCTTCAATTTCCAACGCAGTAACTCCAGCGGGAATTGAGAAAGTTTGTGTTCCTGGATTAGCATATATGTAATTAAAAGTTTCATAAATTGGTGTTCCACCAATAGTGACTGTTCTTCCACCAATCACAGAGCTCTCAACAAATGTTTTTGACAAAGGTTGAGCTGTATCAGTCACATCAATAAATCTTCCAGAAGGACCAGATCCATAATAATTTCCGTTTGTCTTAATACTACCAGGACCAGTATCTCCACCCTGCCAATTGTATATGTCATAACTGGAAACGTTATTTCCTGGAATTCTTCTCTTACTCAAAGCATGTGAGTGAGTTAATTTCAAACCATTTGGTGGAGAAAATCCAGCAAGTCTTCCATTTCTATTTCTATAACTTGATAGATATGGATCCTCATTTCCTCCAGATGGGAATCCTTGAATCCCTGGTGCTTCTGAGTGTAGTAAGTAGTGATTATGCTGTGGTACACCATCTAGATCGGAATCTCCAAGAAGGACTTTAACTTGTTGCTGTCCTATGACACTACCTGGAATTGTTCCAATAACATTAGTATATCCAGTTGTTCTTATGTTACCAAGATCAAAATAACCTTTTTGTGTATCCTTAGAAAAATACCAAGATCCACCAGTAGCTCGTACTGCCATCTCAATATTTCCAATTGTTGGAGTACCAGAACCATAAACTGGACCATATCCAACTAATTTTTTGGCGAGAAGATCAGGAACTCTAAAAGTTCCCATCGTTGGATCAGGCCAAAACTCAAAAACATTATCCCTAGTTACATCTGTCCTTGGTGTTCCACCGTAGTCATTTCCAATCACAGAATATAGTAGAGGATAATCACTTATTTTATATTCAGAACCATCACAATAAAGATAACCATAATACTGATAATCTGGATTATTTTCTGGTTGTGCATTTCCAGTTTGAGTGGAATAATAAGTAGCACCATTTAAAGGAGTCTGAGATGGTATAAATTGCGAGTCAAAAGATTTTTTGTTTGGTTTAGTTTTAAGAACATTAATAATACTACCAACAGAAACCATATCAGGACCGACTTCCTGATAATAATGTTTTCTCTTATTTCTATAGATCGGATTCTGTGCTGGCATGGTTATACTAAGTTTTTATTAAATATTCAACAACAATAAATGGTGACGTAGCTACATCTATAGATGCTATAGTAGATGGAGTTAGCTGTAACGTAGTATTTAGATTGTCTGGTTCAATCAAAGTAGCATTAGTGACGATGGAGAAAACTGGAGTTCCTCTAGTAACTTCAATTTTATGATCATGTATTGTTGGATCTCCATCCAAATCAACTTCCTGAACTTCAGAATAAACATTAGTTGCTTGTGGATAAACTTCAGATGATGTAATATAGGAATTAATTGGTAAAACATCATCTAAAGGAAGACCTTTCCAGTCAACTGGAAATTCTGCTGCTGGATATCTAAAAGTTTCTTTCGCTGTTCCAGTATTAGGCCAAGGGCAGCGATCACATACACCAAATCCAAAAGCGCCACAACTACCAGCAAAAGAAGTATAATCGTTGTATCGTGTTCCTTCAATACCAAACCAATTCTGAGTCAGATCATAAGTAACTCCATCTTTCAATAAGCAATAGCATCGCAAATCATCAAAAGAACAACCAGTATTACAGAAGTTGTATCGTTGAATAACTTCTGTTGCAACAACAGCTGGATTTGTATCTTGAACCTCTGATCCAGCAAGGTTTCCAGATGCCATAGCCCAGCAAGCAGGTTGTCCACTACCAGGAGAATTATTATTTGGATCTCTTGCTTTTGTGGCATTCAACCAAGAATTTATATTGATTGTACTGGCAGATTTAAAGTAATTAATTCCAGCTGGAGTGTCATTTAGATTTCCACTTAATGTTGGATCATTTGTAAATCCACCAGATAAACCAATTCTAACAACACCAGCCATGTCGTATGCGTTTGGTACATTAAGAGCCTGAGTTACGGTTCCTTGTTCATCTCCTGCAGGATCAGTTG